CTTGACAACAAAGTATGGAGCAGTATCAATTAGTTTGCCAGGTGTAGTGCCAATACCGATTGCGTCACTTCCATTTGTATCATATATGATTTCCTCACCATCCTTGAGTCCATGAGGTGTAGCAAAAACTAATCTGTCTGTAGCAGTATTCACTACCCCACCTGTTGAGGTAGAGTCAAATTCTACAATATGATGCACGAATTTTATTTTTGCTTTTGCTGTGGCTGTAGTATTATTTCCACCTGAAATTTTGACAGTTGGTATCTCCTCGTAATCAAGTCCCTCACTGTCTAGTAAAATCTCTTGTAACTCACCTTCCACTTGTGCAATAACAGATGCTCCAGCACCAGAATGTCCATCCTGTGTTACTGATAATCTAGGTGGATTTACAACATCAAAGTTTTTACCTCTATTCAATACCTCAACACTCTGTAGAGGTCCAAAATACACGATATCAGATGATTTGTAGGAGTAAGCTTCCACACCATTTACGAATAATCCAACACCACCTTGCACTGTTTTTTGTCTACTACCAAATTCAGGTTTGTCAAATTTTCTAATTATTTTTTGACCTTTTAGTTCATTACCAAATATTGAGAAAGGTGTAAGTGTATGTGTCGTAGTAGTTCCAATATCATCACCAGAAAATGCTACTAAGAATTGACCTCTCCTCACATTCTCACCAGTATAAGCAAGTTTGACTGTGCTACTATCAACTTTTTTGATATAATACGCCTCACCTTCATTAAGATTTGTAAGAGTGCCTATACCTGAAGATGAATATACAACTAAATCACCATCATGTAAATTATGATCTGGTAGATTTATTTCTACTTGTGTCGTTGATATACCTGCATTAGAAAAAGTTCTTACCCTTTTTTGTGGATCTATAGGCCAATGAGGTAAACTATTAGAAGCAACATGCGGAACTCCAAACTGAGAATAAGTGTTTTGAACGTCAGCTGTTGTATCTCCTTGTAACTTTAATATTCTTCTAATTTTGTATTTTCTAGTTTCATCAAGTGTTGGAACGTTTACAGAGATGGAAAATTCACTATTATCATCAAATACAAAAGTTATACTTCCTCTTAGAATAAGAGTAGGATCAACTGTATCAATAACTTCAATCTGATCACCAACATATAATGAAAATTCTCTTGCAGCAAGAGTGAAGTCATAATTATTTGTGTTGCGTATTGAGAATGTCTCTACTTCATAAGTTGATGCAGTATTGTAGATCCAAGTTTTGTATTGTAATTCTCTCTCTATTTTTCCTAATTGACTGACATTAATATCAGAATTTTCTTGTTGATTTATTGCACTGCCAACAAATTTGTTCAATACACCTAGAACATTAAAAGAAACTGGAAGACCTAAGTCACCATTTTCATATGATGTTGCAACTAACCCAGATTTTACTGTTGAACCAATACCACAGGGTGATGTCAATGATGAAATACCAATAAATTGAGTGAGTGATTTTGAACTATATGACAATATTCTATCTTCAAACTTCACAGATCCAGTTGCACCAAATCCTATAGTCGAATCCACATTCAATACCGTTGATCCTACAGGCGATGTTTGTGTAATAAATGTTTTTCCTATCTGTTGAAATTTACCAATTGTGGTTCCCTTAGATATTGCAATTTTATAATAAATTTTACCACCAATGACAGATTTCTCTACATTGTAAATTGAACCACTTGTTTGTAGTGGTTCTGTGTTTTGAATAAGACTCTGACCCACTATGTTGAGAGGGTTGCCTGAATTTAATTCACATAGTAATACATCATTTACAATATAATCAGCATCAGACGGACTCATTATAAATTTTGATGGTTGAATCATCTCAACCTTTTCACCGTACAATGCACCAAACAATATCTTAAATGCCTCTTCTGTGCCTTTAGACTTATAAAAATCTTTTGATTGTCTTATAAAATTTGATTGGTTTAAGTCTTCATCTAGATTTCTTTCTGCAAATCCTGATAATACTTGTTTTTTCAGTTTCTTTAAGAACTGATTTAGAAATACGTTACTTAGATTGTGAACTCTAGTATCCACAGCATGTGTCGCCACACCACTGTTAGTAAATGTAAGGTATTCTGGTTGATTAGTTTTGTTATTATTTTCTATACCACTAAAACCTCTTACACATCCCTCAAATGTTGTTGAACCAATACCTGTATAAGTTACTATTTCATTGCCTATCTTAAACAGACCATATTGACTTGGCCATCCATCTGTTGATTTGACGTATATTACATCATCACTTGCTCTAGTGTATTCAGTGATTGATGTAAAACCAATTAGATTCTCTGTATTGAGAAAATCAAGACTCTTGTATTCAACAAGATTTTCAGCGATATCTATTGCACCGCCTTGGTGTTCTTGAGATATATAATATTGCTTTATAAACTCCCCAAATAAAGGATTATCATTGCCAATTACCTCAGGTATTTGACTTTCTACTACCTCATTTATTTTGACTTTTGTCAATGATGTTTGAATCATTAGTATCCACCACTACTTGATGAAGATGATGATGAAGATGACGACGTTGATGTCGATGTCATTGAAGTGCTTGTTGACGAACTATCTATAGGAGCAGAATCCACTGCAATTCCTAAACTTTCTGCTTTAGTAGCGTATATAATATCATGTGGTGTAGACACATGGAACGCACCTACCATTTTCTTACCAGTGTCAGGATGGAAGTGGAAAGGTCCGTAGTATGGATTACCATTGACATATCCGACAAGAGCAGAACCACTTGATGTGCTTGTTAATATTGCACCCCTTACCTTTGCACCATTACTATAACTTGATTGAGGATCATATCTTGTGCCTGATGTATTTGCTCCTGTGGATATAGGATCTTCTCTCATGAAGAAATTACTATTTGATACATCAAATTGTAAATATAATTCTTTTCTTGCCAATACATCATTTGATTGAGGTATTGCTTGTATCTCAATTATATTGTCTGGTAATACAGTTCCTATAATGTTTACGGTGTCAATTATCACCTCTCCCTTTTTATAATCAACAGATCCAAATGTAGTAGATATGACTTTGACTGTAGAATCACCATCTATTTGAAATAGGAAAAGATTTCCTTTATCAGTTCCAGCAATATGTTGATCTGAGAAGTAAACCGTGCCCGATGCTCCAGAAACATTAAAACCAGTGGATTTGATATTATAAGATGCCTCATTTCTATGAAAGGTATTATCAAAACAAATCTCATACTGACTGAACACGTTCAATTGTGCTACTAAATTTCTTCTAATTCTAATCGTAGTAATATTGGATGTGATTGACTCACTTACCCTATCAATCAAAGATAAAACCTTACTATACTTAAATCTACCACCAAATTTGTTCAACTCTGTACCACTTGCAAAAGCACTCAAGGCAGATATTACATCTGATCTTAGGTTTTCTGGATCACCTACAAAATTTGAATTGTAATAGATGTGAGAATCAATCTCAACATACAAAAACTTAAGATCAATTATTTCAGGAACAATACCTGCTACAGAATAATTTTTTAGTGATGATAGTATTTGTTTCTTTGTAAATTCTGAAAGGAATGATCCGTTCTTTGGTTTTGCAGCGATGTAAACTCTACCATACTTAGGTGGATTCAATTCTTCACCACCGAATGCACTTATAGACTCAATATTAGGATAAACAGATGGCACAATTGCTTCATAGTCGCTTGCAGTAACTGCTCTATGTTGTGAAGAGTACAATCTAGGTGCGTAATACCTAACGCTTCTTACATCCTCAATCTCATCACCATTTTGTGAAGGGAATTGAGGAGTTAGTGTTGCATCGATCTCCGTCTCTGATGCAAGATTTTCATTCGTGACAGTGCCTGCAAATGATAATCTCGCTACACCATTACCTTTACTACCTTCTGTTTTTATGTAAGATATTTCAATTACATTACCATTTGTTAGTTTATGTCCAAATATACCATCTCCAAACAATATCTCATACTTCTCATCAGTAGTTTCTTGAATCAAATATATGTTTGAGGTGGATGTCACTCCGATAATATTGTCTACAAGTTTATATTCAGTGGTGGTTGTGCTAGAATTATTTTCCTTTACATTTACTCTTATGGTAGATGTGTCAACACCGTTGTTTGGTAAAATATATCTTTGGTTAGGTAGAGAATCATTTACAACATATTTTGACTCAAGATATTGACCTTGAAATATCTCCATTGTGCCTGATGCGGTACCATCTACAGCACTTCCTGTAATTTTTTCTGGGATAGAGAATAGAAAATTTACATTAGATACAGCACCATTACCTATCAAACCTGGTTCAAATGTAATTGTTTCAGTGGTAGATGTTATACCAGTAATATCATAGTCAACCTGCATTCTTGCTGCCCTTCTTGATCTAGGCACATATCCAATGTTTCTTGCTAACGATACAACATTTTCTCTAAGTGTAGCACTGTCTATAAATGTCTCGTTTACAACTGCATTAGTATTATATGCTGTGGTATATGAATTATATGCGAGTAGATTTACAATGACAGAAAGGTTTGACCCCTCAAAATCCATATCACTGAAGTTTGAGTTTTGTCTTAAATAATCTTTGATTGAGGTTTTGATATCCTCAAAGTTTAGATTTGTAAATTGTTGCAGTGCCATTATAACCTTGTTGGTTCTAGTATGAAGTTGACAGATTGTGTAGGGGCAGAGAGTCCAATAATATCGTATTTAATATTCACCTCTATTGCATTTTCATCCGCAAAAGTTTGAAAGATAACGTCCTTCAATGCAACTCTCGGTTCAAAATTTTTGAGAACTGTTTCTATCTCAGTTTTCATTGGATCGATATAGTCACTATTTGCCAACTCAAAAAGCGATCCACTTATTCTTGTGCCTAATAGTTCATTGAAAAAAACTTCACCTCTTATAATACGAACTAAATTTTGCACAGAACGTTTGATGGCATCCTCATTTTTAAGAACGAGTATGTCATTTGTTACTGGATGTCTTTTGAAAGATAAGGAAATATCCTTAAATCCCTGTGAAAACCTCTGTGCAGGCACTGAAAATTATAGTCTGGGTATATTTATCATTATTTAGAGACAAAAAAAGACCCTCTATTGAGGGTCGTCTTCATGTCCTAAGTATCTCACCTCTATTTCATCTGGATG